TGCAATTGTGATATTTGTAGACCAAAGAAAGATTTCAATGATAGAGTGTGAGTGGAAAAAAGAAGGTAGAGTTCAAATAAACCCAGATGGTCAAGTTTATCCATGTTGTTATCTTTGTAATCCACATTATAGATTTCTTTTAGGTTTCAAGTCAAATTTAACACACAAAGAGCATAAAGATGAACATACTCAACACATTTGGGATGAGTATAATGATAATAAAGAAAAATTTAATATTAATAATAGATCATTAGAAGAAATACTAAACGACAAATGGTTTACAGAAACGTTACCTAAATCATGGGAAAGTGAAGATACTGCGTTAGTTCAATGTATTGAACACTGCACAGTAGATAAAAAGGATGAATAGTAATTTATGTAAAGCACCTCATACAAATATGTATTGTTCAGTGGAAGGTTTTGTATCGCCTTGTTGGTTGACTATTGGTAATTGTGATAAATGGTCTGAAGAAAGATCTCTCAAAGATATTTGGTTTGGAGAACACTTTGATAGATATAGAAATAAATGTTGTAGTTTACATAAAGACTTTACTATTGCAGATGCATACGAAAATAATATTGTAAAAAAATATCCTAGTATGATAGAACTTGAGTTATCAAATCAATGTAACTTTGAGTGTATTATGTGTGATGAAAGATTATCATCAGGTATTAGAAAGAATAAAGGTTTACCACCTATGCCTAAGGCATATTCAGATAAATTCATAGATGAGTTAGAAGAGTTTTTCCCATACTTAGATGAAATTAGATTTAATGGAGGTGAGCCTTTTGCTCAAAAAATAGTATTTGATATTATTGATAAAATTGATGATATGAAAAAAATTAATGTTGCAACTAACGGAAGTATATTAAACAAAAGAGTAAGAGAGTATATTGAGAAAAAAAATATAAGTTTAAATATCAGTATTGATGCTTTGACAAAAAATTTATATGAACAAATTAGAGTGAACGGTGACTTTGATATTGTTATGGAAAATTTTAATGTATTTAAACAATATTGTGATATTGCAGTTATGGTAAATCCAATGACAAATAATTGGTTTCAGATGAAAGATTTTGTTGACTTCTGTAATGAAAATGATGTATATTTAGGATACAACACTGTAAGATATCCAAAACATCTTTCAATACAACATATGCCTGTTGAAATGATTGAGGATGTATATCTTACTTTACATAAACAAGTTGATACATATCCAAATAAAAATCATAATTGGAAAAGATTTGAGTATTTGGTTGAAACACAAATAAAAAATTGGATGTTGGAAAAATGGAATGGTTAATTTAGGAATATCAGAAGGATTTCATGATGCAGGTGTTACTGTTTTAAATAGTCAAGAAATAGTATATGCATCTCATAGTGAGAGATATAGTCGAATAAAAAATGATAAGTGGATATCTAAAAAACAAATACCTATTAGTTATCGTCACACTGCGTTTTATGAATCACCATTTTTAAAAAACACACGTAGATTGTTTTGTGGTCAAAGTTGGTACAAACCAAAAAACAAGTATGATTATTATTTTAAACATCATCAAACACACGCTGCCGCAGGTTATTACACTGCACCTTTCCATGATTGTAATATTATAGTAATTGATGCTATTGGTGAGTGGGATACCATATCAATCTGGCACAACATGAAAAAAATTAAATCATGGAAATATCCATATTCATTAGGATTATTATACTCTGCGATTACACAAAGGATAGGACTAAAACCAAACGAGGATGAATATATTACAATGGGCATGGCTGCGTATGGTGAACCAATATATGATTTAGAAAACTTATTATATCAAAACAATCATAGAGGAGTTGGAAACATATATCCAAACGCACACGATTATGATCTGGCGGCGTCAGTGCAACAACTGTATGAAAAAAAATTTTTGGAACTATTAAAATACACAACTAAAAAGAATCTAATTATTATGGGTGGATGTGCGTTAAACTGTGTAGCAAATAGTAAGATACCAAAAGATTATAATGTTTGGATCATGCCATCACCCGGCGATGCAGGTTCTTCTCTAGGTGCGGCTGCACTAATTAACGGTGTTAGATTAAATTGGAGACACCCATATCTAGGTCATAATATCGCAAAAAGTATAAGTCCAAAACAGGTAGTCAATCATTTGTTAGAACACAAGTATTGTGGTATTGCAAACGGAAGAGCAGAGTTTGGCCCTAGAGCATTAGGTAATCGGTCTTTGATTGCTGATCCTAGATTAGATATTAAAAATACTATCAATCAAATAAAACAAAGACAAAAATACAGACCATTTGCACCTATGATATTAGAAGAGTATTTTGATGAATACTTTCATGGTAGAAAAAATAGATATATGCAGTTTGTATCAAAAGCACTACATGATTATAAGTCTGTCACGCATGTTGATGGCACTGCCCGTGTACAAGTCGTAGAAAGATCAAATCCGTCTGTAGCCCGCCTTATATTGGAAGAATGGTATGAAAAAACAGGGTGTCCTATGTTATTGAATACATCTTTGAATATAAAAGGTCAACCAATTGTTAATACATGGGATGATGCAATAGATTTTCAGAGAGAATATAATGTCAAAGTCTTCTAAGATTATTGTCGGTGGATGTAGTTTTACAGATAAAGATTTTTCAATAAAAACAAAACCTAAAATAAATCCGTTTCCAAGTTGGCCTGAACAGTTAGCAAAGAAAACAGGCAAAGAAGTTATTAACACTGCAAAGTGTGGTTCAGGTAATCGTAGAATTTATCAAACAGTTTTGAATGAATTATTCAAACATGATGATATAGAACAAGTTATTATTGGTTGGTCTGAATGGACTAGACAAGATTTTTTAGTAAAAGAAGGTCGTAATAAAGATGGTTGGCATTCAGTCATACCTAGAAAACCTGACACAAAAGATCGTGCAAACTTTGTAAAAGTCGTTGATCAAGAAGTTTTGTTTGATTTTTATATGAACGCTTTTAATTTTGATTATCCAACACCAAGTCAGATTGTTGATGAAAATATAAATCATTTCTATTCACTACAATGCATATGCAAAGAAAGAAATATTAAACTCAGTATGTTTCAAATGTTTTATCCGATAAATGGAATATTTAATGATGATGAGAGAACTAACTTATATCAAATGGCTTTTGTAAAGAGTATGTTATCACATCCATTATTACTTGAAATGGATGACACTTTTTGGGGTTGGCCCATATTTGAACATATTGGAGGTAAGAATCTAATGAGACATCTTGATAAGAAAAATATGTGGAAAGAGGTAAGTCATTTTGATGCTCATCCTAATGAAGAAACTCATAAAAATATCATGGAACTTATACATGGTGTGACAAGTTGACACATAAATAGTTTTAAAATGCCCGAAAATACTAGGATTTTTAAGACCTATTTAACCCTTGACAAACACCCCATATACCTGTCATTATATAATTAGATGATGACTAAAAAATCCACGATTGCAAAACTTCTTTCAGAAGAGAACATTATTGTTAGACACAAAAAAGCAGACACTGCTTCATTCAATGTTGAAACAAGAGAGTTAGTTTTACCTATATTCAAAGAAGAAATTAGTAATGATGTTTATGACATGTTTGTTTGTCATGAAGTTGGTCATGCATTATATACACCTATGGATTTATTAGAGAGAGGTGTTCATCAAGGTATTAATCATTCTGTTATCAATGTTTTAGAGGATGCTCGTATTGAGAAAATGTTTCAAAAGAAATACCCTGGTTCAATAAAAAATTTCAAACAAGGTTATAAAGAATTAGTAGAAGGTGACTTCTTTAAATTAAAAGATAAAGATTTATCTAAATTAAATATTATTGATAAGATTAATATCTTTTACAAAACTGGTCTTATTGGTGATGTAAATGAACAAGAACAAAAATTTATTGACGAAGTTGATACTTTAAAAAGTGTTGAAGACGTAATATCACTTGCCGCCAGATTATGTGAGTATCACAAAAAACAACAACAAGATCAAGATGGTGATGGTCAACAAGATCAGTCAGGCGATCAAGAACAAGAAGAAACTGATAGTCAATCTCAATCAGAGTCAAGTGAAGGTCAAGAACAAGTTCAAAGTTCAGAGAGTTCAGAGGAGTCTGAAGAAAAAATTGATGAGGGTGCGTCTGAGTCTGATAGTGGTGAGGAAGAGTCAAAAGATGATTCAAACGATGTAGGATCAAATGGTGCAGGTCTAGGAAATGATGGCGACCTTAAATCATCTACTGATCAAGCGTATCAAGATGCCATGAATAAAAACAATGATACTGATGCAAAAGATAGAATCTATACTCAAACACCTAAAAAATTAAACTTAAATAAATTAATCTATTCTCACAAAGAGATTGCTGACGATTTGATAGAGACATATACAAATAAACATACTGAAGAATTTGAGAATCTCATACACCAAGACTTCAAAAAAGTTTTTAATGACAACAAAAAAGTTGTTCAATACATGGTCAAAGAGTTTGAAATGAAAAAGTCTGCTGATCAATACAAAAGAGCATCTACTTCTAAGACAGGTTCTCTTGATATGACTAAGTTACACAACTATAAATTTGACGAAGACTTATTTGCAAAAATGACTACTTTGCCTGGAGCGACTAATCATGGTATGATTATGTATCTTGACTGGTCTGGTTCAATGGCAGATAATATGAGATTTACTTTAATACAGTTATTCAATCTTATTTGGTTTTGTCAGAGAGTAAAAATACCTTATCAAGTTCTTGCGTTTACAGATCGTATTCATACAAGTACACTAAATGAGATACAAGACGAAGTTATTGGTGATCATAACTTTCAATATTTACGTTTACTTGAATTCTTTTCAAGTGATCAAACAAAACAAGAGACTCAAACAATGATGACTAATTTATTAGGTTTCGCTAGAGACTGGTCAAATGATCGTCCAAGATATGGTGCAGACTATGTTTGGTCTACTTATATTCCTAGAAAATATAATCTTGGTGGCACACCATTAAATGCTGCTTTACTAACTACATACAGAGTCGTTAAAAGATTTCAAGAGAAACACAAAGTACAAAAATTAAATATGGTTATCTTAACTGATGGTGAGAGTCATCATCATGAAAATGTATTTACAGAAAGATCAAATTTTTGGAGTAATGGTGTCAAAGAACTCAGTAAACAATTGACTCATAGTGATTTTAGTAAAGACATATTTATTCAGTGTTCAGATACTAAAGTTCAAGCTCAACTTCAATTCTATAAGACTGAGTCTTTCTTAAATTTTGTAAAACTTCAGTTACCTAATATTTCAATAACAGGTTTCTATGTATCAGGTACTGGTAAACAAGGTAGAGTACCTCTTAGAGATATTTGTAGAAAATTTGGATTAAGTGAGTATAGTGATAAAGAAAAGAT